CATGTTTGCATATTGAGAATAAGTGCCAGGGATCTGTTCATTAGCTCCTTCGTAGTGACCTATTATGTTCTCAAATGGTGAGAAGTATTTGGCTTGACGACAGGTGTCATAGACCTGTTTCTGCATTCTAAAATAATTTGCAATAAAAACTGCTAGGTCTTTTGATATGGCTTGTTTAATAATTGTATATTTTTTTTTCTTAAACATCTTTTGCCATCTCTTTAGGAACAGCCTGTATATTCCAATGTATAAATCTAAATGGTTCTATACCAAAATCCACTGCATATTCATGTTCTAGATAACCTGGAAATATAATTAATGTTCCTGGTTTAGGTTTAAGATGAAATTGTTCGTGACCTGGCCATACACCTTTTAAGTTTGGTTTAGTTTTTAATTTTGTACATCTTGCACCAGTCTTTGGTTCATGAAATACTGGATAAGAAGTTTTATCACTACATTTTAAAAAATAGAAACCCGATACATGTTGATTCCAATGTATATGAGCAGAGTGATGTCCACCACCTTTTTTAGCAAACTCTTGTACCCACAACTCACTAAACATAGTTGTGTACTGTTGCATGTCATAACCCTGGTGATCTAGATACTCCCAAGACTTTTGACCGATATAATTTCTAAAATCTAAAAAATCATTATCATTTGTAAGTGGTGTTGAATGATATGATCTTCCAAAGTCACCATTTTTTTTTATAAATTCTTTTTCTCTCTTACGAGCATCACTAATATATTTGTTACTCGCTTTGTTTAAAGATTTTACAAACTCTGGTTTTTCTTCACTCCATATTACAGTTGGAAAATAACTATTTATAAACATTATTTAAAAGGCCTCCCTAAATGCCATACTACAAGACTATATCTTGTGCCTGATGTTACTGGTTTAACTCTAT